GTCTACGTCTTCCACCTTGAGAAGCACTATGATGACAGGAGCAAGTGGCGTTGAAGAAGAAGCAAACGTTGCTAAAACTGTTCTCGGTGGTGCTTCTCAAGGTGGAAGACGTAGACGGAAAACAAGTTACGGTAAAGCATAATGATCGAAGTGCGCGTTGACGCAGAGATACGGGAACGTGCATACGACTACATTGCGCCAAGAGCGCATATTCTGCGTGAAGCAGAAGAAACGGATAGGTTTATTGTATTTATAGAAACTGAAACAGACGAAATATTAGGCTGTTTACTGTTTTCAGACTATGATGGACATAACATATTTGTTCACTTGGCAATAGATGACCCAAGGGTGTGCCAACGAAGAAATATAAAATTGATGTTTGATTATGCGTTCAATCAGTGTAAATGTAGTAGAATGACAGCAATGTGTGTCAATGGATACGAAAGAAACGAAAGATTACTTGCAGGCGTAGGCTTTGTCAAGGAAGGCGTTGTTCGTAAAACTATGAAGGTAAATGGCAAATGGATTGATGCTGCCCTTTACGGAATATTAAAGGAGGAATGCAGATGGGTATGAAATCATCACCTGCAATGCCGCCACCTGTAGATACTTCAGTGACAGATCGTACAGCAGAGAAAGAGGCAGCGGTTGCAGAAGAAAAAGCAAAAATGTTGGCTACTAGAAAAAAAGGTCAATATGGAACTATTTTGACTTCTGGTATGGGCGTGGATGAAGAAGCCGAAACTAAGAAGACAATGTTAGGCGGAACAATTACATAATGGATACTTTGACCCCTTTTGATTATGTAAAAAAACGTCTAGGCGCAATGGAGTCTAACCGAGGTACTTGGGAAGACCATTGGCAAGAAATCCTTGACTATGTAATGCCGCGTAAAGCAGACGTTACTACGGTAAGAGCAAAAGGTGAAAAACGTACTGACGTTCTTTTTGACAGTACAGCAATAACTGCAAATACTCTGCTTGCAGCAAGTCTACAAGGCACACTCACTTCACCATCATTGCCTTGGTTCTCAATTAAACTGCGTGACAAACAATCTAACGAAGATCATCAAACACAATTATGGTTAGAAGATACTGCTAGACGTATGTATGACGCATTTAACGATGCGAACTTTAATACTGAAGTACATGAAATGTATCTTGATTTAACATCCATTGGTACTGGGTGTTTATTTGTTGAAGAACACAAAGATGGGTTTAAAGACAATGGAATACATTTCAAAACATTACACATTAACGAGTTTTACATACAAGAAAATAACAATGGATTTATCGACACTGTGTACCGTAAGTACAAAATGTCTGCACGACAAGCAGTACAAGAATTCGGTGAAGACAACCTTGGCGAAAAAATCCTAGAGGCTGCAAAAAACAAACCTGAAAAAGAATTTGTATTTATTCATGCAGTAGAACCATCAATTGATTACAAGCGTGCTACTGGAAAAGTAGCAACTAAACTCAAATACCACAGTTGCCATGTTTGTCAGGAAGACAAAATGGTTGTGCGTACTGGTGGTTACAATGAATTCCCATATTTAGTACCGCGTTGGTCTAAAGCAACAGGTGAAATCTATGGACGTTCACCAAGTTATAACGCGTTACCAGATATTAAAACGCTAAACAAAGCCGTAGAGATTGGACTTAAAGCATGGGCGAAAGCAATTGACCCCCCACTTTTGGTACAGGATGATGGTGTCATTGGCAGAGTAAGAACTACACCTGCAGGCATCACAGTTATTCGTAATGACGGTGCTATCAAACCATTACAGATTGGTAGCAACTGGCAAATCACGGACATGAAAGAAACGCAGTTAAGGACTGCAATTCGTCAAGCATACTACTCAGATCAATTACAGTTGCAGGAAGGGCCACAAATGACTGCAACAGAAGTGCAGGTTCGTTATGAACTGATGCAACGTCTTCTTGGCCCAACGTTGGGAAGATTCCAAAGCGAATTTCTCAACCCGCTGATTGAGCGTGTCTTTGGCATCATGTTCAGAGCAGGTGCGTTACTCCCTCCACCTGACAATATCCAAGAGGCCAAGATGGATATTGAATATGTAGGGCCATTGGCACGCTCTCAGCGTATGGAAGAAGCACAAGCAATTGATCGTTTGTATCAACTTGCAGCAAACGTAGCACAGATTGACCCAACAATCATGGATAACATCAACCATGATGAGGCAATTCGTATGCGTGCAACATTGCTAGGTGTACCTAAATCTATCTTGGTTTCTAGGGAAGACGTTGCTGAAAAACGTGAAGCACAAGCACAGGCAGCAATGGAACAACAAATGATGATGGCGCAACAACAGCAAGCACAGACAGGTAAGATGCAGGCTGAAGCAGCCAAAGCAGTTGCAGACCCAGATGTTCAAGATGTAATGACTGAGGCTACGCAACAGGCAGAACGGGAATTGATGTAATGAAAAAAGGTCTTTATCACAACATCAATGAACGAAAAAAGAAAGGAATCAGCCGTCCTAAATCCAAATCTACTATTTCCGCTAAGAATTACGAAAATATGAAGAAAGGATTTCCTAAGATCGGCACAAGAAAATAATGGCAGACGCAGAACAATTTGAAGAATTGCACAAAGAACACACTGAGTTAGTAGAAAACTACAAACAGTGTTTTTCAACACCTGCGGGTGAAAAAGTGCTAGAAGACTTGGAGGCAGCCTACGGGAATAGAATTAGTTTTTCTTCTGACCCGTATGCAACTGCATACAAGGAAGGTCAGCGTAGTTTATTTCTACGCATTAAATCAATGATAAAAGAAAGGAAAGATACATAAATGTCAGAAAACGCAGAGGCCGTTACCACCGAAGAACAGGTAACTCAGGAAGCGGGTACGCTACTTGGGTCTGAAGGAGTGGGCGATAACCTTGATTGGAAATCATCACTACCTGACGATCTTAAAAACGACCCGACTTTATCAAACTTCAAAGATGTAGAAAGTCTTGCTAAAACAGTTGTTCATCAGCAAAAGCAGATGGGTAACCGTATTCCGATTCCAAAGGATGACGAAGGTTTCAAAGAATTGTACGGCAAACTGGGTAGACCAGATGAACCGACAGGATATGAAACTAAAGTGCCTGAAGGCATGGAATCGTATTTTGGTGATAATGAACTAAATCAATTTAAAAATGTAGCGCACGAAATTGGTCTTAATCAAAAACAAGTAGATGCTTTGATTAACTACCAAGCAGGTGCAATTCAAGGCCAGTTGGAAAACGAACCTGCTATGCTTGCTGCTCAGAAAGAAGAAACAGAAACTTATCTGAAGCAAGAATGGGGTCTTGACTACAGTAAAAATATCAAAGCCGCACAACGTGCATTGCAGGTTTACGGTGATGATGAAATGATGGAACTTATGAATACCACTGCAGGTAATCACCCTGCGGTAATTAAGTTGTTTGCACGATTAGGTGCTGAAGTCACAGAGGATATGACGCAAAATACGCAAAATAATACTCTAGCAGCCAATAGGTTGGACGCGCAGGACGAAATTAGTGCAACATTTGCTAATGCAAATCATCCATATTTTGATGCAAAACACCCAGACCACAGAACGGCTGTGGAACGTATGCGTCAACTCATGGAAAAAGTGCATGGTAATTAACAACTTATATGGTATATTTGAATTACATTATTAAGGCCCGTTAATCGGACAACCTTGATTGTAGGTGTGATGCCTTAAAATCCGTTCGACAGTGCGTTAACTGTAAGGTTTCCCTGCAAAGGATAAAAACCGTGAAATGTTAAACTTAAACAAAGGAGAACTACTATGTCAGTAGAAATCACAACTGCTTTTGTAGAACAGTACAAAAGTAATGTGTTCCACTTGGCGCAGCAGAAAGGTTCACGTTTAAGGGATGCGGTTAGAACTGAAACAGTTACAGGTAAATCGCACTTCTTTGAGCGTATCGGTTCTGTTGCGGCTCAGAAGCGAACTTCTCGCCACTCTGATACCCCAAGAATGGACACACCACACTCAAGACGTAAAGTCACTATGGACGATTACGATTGGGCAGACCTGATTGATAATGAAGATAAGGTAAGAATGCTTATCTCACCTCAATCAGAATACGCAATGGCAGGCGCATGGGCAATGGGCCGTGCTATGGACGATGCAATTATCAGTGCAGCAACAGGCAACGCTTTTGGCGGTGTTAGTGGCGGTACTACTGTTGCACTTCCTGCAGCACAAAAGATTGCACATGGTTCAGCAGGTCTTACTCTGGAAAAACTAATCGAAGCAAAAGAAATTCTTGATGCTAACGATGTTGACCCAGATGAAGCACGCTATTGTGTAGTAACTTCAAAACAAATGTCTAACTTGCTTAACATCACGAAGGTAACTTCTGCTGATTACGCAAGTGTTAAAAGTTTGGTACAAGGCCAAATCGACACTTATCTAGGATTCAAATTCCTACGAACTGAGCGTCTAGGTCTTGATTCAAACTCAGACAGACAAGTTTTGGCGTTTACGCAGTCTGGAATCGGGCTTGCTGTAGGTCAGGATGTGAACACTCGTATCTCTGAACGTGCAGACAAGAATTATGCAACTCAGGTATTTCTATCAATGACTATCGGTGCTACGCGAGTAGAAGACGAAAAAGTTGTAGAAATCGCTTGTAACGAATAAGGAGGGTTGAAACATGGCTACTGTATATTCAGCACAGAAGACCAGTTGGAGTCAAAACAACCCAACTGATCGAGTAAAAACGAACGAAATGGCAGGAAGGGTGCGAATTGCTTACGCTACTTATGAAGCGTCTTCATTAGCATCTGGTGATGTCATTGAAATGTTCAACTTGCCTAACGGAGCAAGGATTGTTGGCGGAACTATTGCACACGATGCACTAGGTTCATCTACAACTCTCTCTGTAGGTTATGCAGCGCATACTGATTCTTCAGGTTCAGCAGTATCAGCGGGTGCAGCGGCTTTCAAAGCAGCAGCATCTTCTGCTTCAGCAGG